TATGTTAATGCGCTGTTAGCAATTGATGTAAACGCCCCAAGTGCAGGAGTTGTTGCACCCAGTGTTGGCGAGAATAACTGGACGGTATAATACGCATAGTTTGATGACCCTCCTGTGTACATCAGGGATATATCATTTAGCGATGCACTTGCTGTGGGATAGCTGGTATCGTCTATTTTAAATGCAAGTAACACACGGTCCTGGGTGGTGTTTAATTGTATAAGGTTATTTCCATTTCCGGAACTAATTTGTCTTCCTGTGGAAAAATACCCACCTTCAATAATACACGTACTACACATTTGTCTCATTGTATTGGCAGATGTCCCTGTTATTAAATAAGATAACGGCAACCTGGGAGTGGTTGTATATTGAACACTCAATCCCGAATGGGAAAATTCGTGTGCATAATAAATAATTCCATCCATAATAAACCCACATCTGATGCGCCCGACACCCAGCCATTCTTGGTCAATAACAATCAGTATTGTTTTGTCCATATCTGCGAAAGTTATGGTTTTTCCAGATGGACCATTTCCGTCAAAAATATCTATATTCCAGTTGGACTGGGCTATTTGATTCAATGCCAATTGGGTCTTATCTGTCCAGTATAAGGTGCCCGCATCGTTGGCAATAACTGCTTGGAAAGCAGTTCCTTGCGACAATTCTGGGGGGGTGGAACCGTCGACGCTAAATAGTCCGATACTTGATGTATTTGTCACTCCAGTAACTGTTTCCATCATTACCCCAGTAAAATACATCAACCTACTTTTTCCAGGTTGATATACCATCCTATTCACGGTTTGTCGAAGTGAATAGGTGTTGCCTGTTCCACTGGTCGGCATATCAATGTAATTGGCTGATTGATATATCTGTGCACCTCCATCTTGTGTACCGACCCAAATATCTGCATCATTGTTAGTATCCGTGGTAAGGGAGGACGGATAATAATTGAACGTGGTAAACACGTCGGATGTACGCAATCGACCAAATGCATCTTGGCCAGCCATATTATATTATATTATATAATATCCCAATATATTAATGAGTTTGACAATAAAACAATTTTCGGTCTTAAATGAAACAACTGGGCAGCGCGCGATAAGTGGTAGAATGACTAATAGTCAATTAACAGTCATTGGAACACAGAATGATGCCATGACATTGCTCGTTCCTGACACAAACGTGCCGGGCACGCCCGCTGCTATTACGAGCGGCCCATTATTCGGCATAGGACATATGTCACTGTCCTATATTAAATTAACCGCTGATTTCCTTGTGAATCCATCCGTGAACCAGCTGTGTATTTTTGGAAATAAGATAAGAATTACTTTTTTGGGCGGAAGCACTTCGGCACAAGATAGTCTTATTTATGGTTTTGCTAATCACCTACACACCTCAGTATCAGAAATTACCTTTAATGTCGCCATAGCTAATTCAAATAGCCAGAGTATCGGGGATTATTTTGACATAGAGTTTCCAGACATGACATCCTATCCAAACATATATTTTGTTATTTTTGTATTAAATGGTGCGTGGGACACACGCACCGTGGTGTCAACTAATATATGCAGTGTAAGTTCTGCCAGCAGTTTAAATTATTGCACAGAGCCATCTCAATCCACTCATGACGCACCCAATTCTCATTTTATTTTCATAAACGGGATTAATACGAACTACGGTCTCTGTACGCGCATATCGGTGGGTTGCTATGATAAACTATTCGCCACAGAACCCCAGACGTATGACTATTCGTCGTTAAAATTTTCGGTGTCAAGTTCATATTTTAGCGATTTATTTTTGAATGAGAATGGGTATACTCAACCCACATGTTATTGTGCAGGAACCCAAATATTATGTTGTGTTGATGGTACGGACATATATATTCCTATTGAAAAGATAGAGCGCGGTATGTTAATAAAAACGCGCGAAAATGGATATAAGGCTGCTCTGGCGGTGATAAAAGATTCGGTTGTTAATAACCGCAACGTGCATGTTCCTCATAAACAGGTGTGGAATATATATAAATATTCCAAGGATAAAAATCCAGACCTCACCGACGATTTATATGTAACGGGAGGTCATTCCATATTGGTGGATGAGTTAAGCGAGGCGGAGCAAGATGCGGCAAAAAAATATATGGGCGGTGTGTTTAAAATAGGAAATAAATTCAGATTATTGTCCTCCACGACTGATTTATTTGAGCCAGTGAACGATAATTCTAGATATACAATTTACCAACTTACGATGGGAGAAGAAGATGCGATATACGCGAATGGAATACTAACCGAATCGTGCAATTATAATTTTTGTAGGAATACTATAGAGCGACAAGAATTGCGAAATAAAAATAAAACTACTGGGTAAATGTTTATGTGTGCACGCGCACAACTATATGAACGGGATAAATAAATATATATGCATAGATTATTATCGGTGTGTATGAAATCATATGGCTTTATTATTACTCGGCATGTCAATTCAGAAAAAACGAATAAATATTGGAATAGATGTGTAAAATTAATACGAACAAACTACCCCCACAGACAAATTATCGTGATTGACGATAATAGCAATCAGGCCTTTGTGAAGGCCGAATTTGACTACTCCAATATGCAAGTAATTCAGTCGGAATTCCCCAAACGCGGGGAATTATTGCCATTTATATATTTTCTCAAACATAGGTGGTTTGAAAACGCAGTCATCATACATGACAGCGCGTTTATCCATAAACATATTCCATTTGAGGCGATGCATAACGTGGGGGTTATGCCGTTATGGAATCATCCTTACGACGGCGAATTTTCGTCGAACTTAATAAGAATTGCGAGTTATCTGACGAATTCTTCGGCGATTCGCTCGATTATTCGAGGTCATATGAAAAAGGAGGTATCTTTCAATATAATATCAACTCCTGGGATTAATTTGTGTTTTGGAGTCCAATGTGTTATTAACATAAATTTTTTGCAGCGTATACAGAATAAGTACCACATAACAAATTTAACAAATGCGGTTCATTGTCGCAAAGATAGGTGCGGCCTTGAGCGGATAATGGGAATTATATTTTCAATAGAGGAGCTCCGCAAATTTAAAACACAGTCGTTGTTTGGGAATATTATGCAGCACCATAGAGCATTTAATTATGATTACGATGATTATATAAATGACATTGTTGGCAATAAGAAAATACCATCGGTCGTTGTTAAAGTATGGTCGGGTAGATAGAGTGGAAATGAAGCAACAAAATTCGTTTTGCCCAACTTTATATTATGTTCGCCATTGAATATAATATAATATGGAAGAGTTTAAATTACCTATTTTGTATTCTAAAAATGCATGCGAATTAGATGACCACATTTTAACATCCCTCGAACTATCTCACCAAACAAACGCAAACGACGGGGTAGATGCGCAGCAATCGATATACCACGCGGTTTTTCCTAAAAATTTGTCTTATGACACTCCACTAATAAATGATGTTTCAAGGATATATACAACCGATGTGAAGTATCTCTCTGATACTCAGAGACTGTTAAAATATGTTTCGCATAAGAAAAATAATATAATATATAACGAGGCGCCCTCGGAGGCTGTCTGTGCAATTCGTGATAATAACATGTTGCAGGAATGGGAGGGTCTAGAGATGGATGTATTTTGCGATAAATACTCGTTTATTAGTTGGGACCACGCGAAATTTGTAAATGTAAATTCGACATTTTTGCAGGCCATATCTCTGTATAATATTGCGTCTCCCGTGTTGTCTCTGTCCGCTCCGCTCTTCTTATTATTGATGCCATTTATTGTTATCAACATGCGTGGAATGCATATAACCGTGGCGGAGTATATGTCGGTGCTCACTTCAATTGCGTCAAATTATGCAATAGTAAAATTATTTAACACCTATTCCACGGCGTCCGCAACAGAAATGTTGTGGATGGTGGCATCAGTTGGGCTATTTATATTTTCCGTGTATCAGAATATATTATCGTGCGTGAAATTTCGCAACAATATTCGTCTTATTCGCGGGCAATTGTGCACAATGGAAGCATATTTAAGTGACAGCATTGCGCGCATGCGCGAACATTTGGAGGATATCTCTACGTACTCCACTTACGCGACATTTTCTCGAGATTTATTGGTTCATATAAATGTGCTGGAATCGTTATATCGCGAAATATCGGACATTTCTATTGAGAAGACGGATACGTCATTGGCGCGAGTAGACATATTTCGCATAGGAATTACGATGGCAACATTTTATAAAATATACAATGATTCGGCCACCCGCCGGTCCCTTAAATACTCATATCACTTCAATTGTTATATTAGCATAATTAGTGAAATGGCCTCTCATGTGCGAGAGCATCGGGTAGGTCGCGCGGTATTTTCCAAACACTCTCGTGGTCCAGTGTTTAGCAATATGTTTTATCCAAAGTTTATTGTGCCCGAAGCTGGGACATCTGTGGTGAAAAACACGGTCAATTTGAACAAATATAGAAACATTGTTATTTCTGGGCCCAACGCGTCAGGCAAGACAACCATGTTGAAATCAACATTTATTAATATTCTTCTTGCACAGCAGTTTGGCTACGGGTGTTTCGAGAAGTTGTCGTTCAGGCCATTCGACAATTTATACTGTTATATTAATATACCCGATACGTCTGGAAGAGACAGTCTATTCCAAGCAGAGGCGCGTAGATGTAAAAATATACTCGACAGTATTGAGTCAAGCCCTCGCAGTAGACATTTTTGCATTTTCGATGAGTTATATTCTGGGACAAATCCAGAAGAAGCTAGCGCAAGCGCCCTTGCGTTCATCAAATACATTTCCCAGTTTGACGCGGTGCATTCCATGATAAGCACGCACTATATGAATATGTGCTCCAAATTGGATAATGTTTCGTGTACGCAGAATTTTAACATGGAGACAATAGAAGCATCGCATGGGGCATTAACATACAAATACAAACTTAAAAAGGGGATTTCTACTGTAAAGGGAGGGGCTAGAATATTGAGTGCGTTAAACTATCCAGCGAAAATATTGAGCGAGTTAGACTAAAGTTTGCTGTGATATATACCACATGCCTTGTAAAAACGCGTCGGCCAGGTCATCTTTTTTCTTATGATCTTTAACATATTTCTCCCACCCCTCAAATTTTGCGGACGAGCATAATGTTTCTAGACATATCTCAATTGATTGTTTTTTTCTCTCTTCATAAGTCGTTGTTCCAGAATTGCACCCCTTCAATTTATTTGCTGGACTTATAAACTCAACATTTATGCTTGCATTTTTTATGGCAAATAATTGTGCAATCATTCCCTGGATTGTCTGCATTCTGTTTGCAAGTTGATTTTCAATAATAACTGAGTGGATATGCTCATATCCGCACTCACCCGAGCATATTTTATCAAAATGGGACACCAGATTTTGACTTATTGTTACTAAACTCACTGTATTGGCACTTATTGGAGTGACTGGGTCTAAGCATTTTTCGGAAAAAAATGCTAATAGCGCGTCAACCATTTCTTGTCTGGTGGGTTTGCCAGATTTTTTGCACCCAGACATATCAATGTTATATTTTTCGGTCAAATCATGTAATGATCCTACGCGCTGCTTGTTTATGAATGTGCGCTTGGTTTCTTTGGTTGGAGTAATAAATCCACTTTTCTTTGCGTGTCTTGCACAATATGCATTGTCGTATTTCGTAAATTTAGCGATATATTTACACGCAATTTGCCCCAGCGTGGGGAGCGGTGGCGCGGTAGGCATAAATGAGTCCATTGATTTCTGGGATGAATTCGGTTTCTTTGTCTTTTTAAGTGTTTTGGAATCATATTGAGTACACGTGGTTGTGGGCTGAGTTGTGATTAAATTAACTATTTCCCACTTAATTATTGAAATGCATTCTGGAGTCGAAACATCTAAAATGCAATAAGACAAATTTTTAATTCCAACATCTATGCTTATGATTTTCATAATATGTTGTAAATGCTGTTATTTTTAAATGTATTGCGATATACGTGTAAAGCAATAAAAATAACAGGAAAAAACATCGGATAAGGGGCTCGAACCCTTGGCCACAGGATTAAAAGTCCTGCGCTCTACCAACTGAGCTAACCCGATTTGCTTGACATATGTCACATCAAGTCATATATATGCTGCAATTGATAATAAAACATTAAAACTTCGTGGTGTGAATAGAGGGTGAAATTAATCGCGATTTAAACTTAACGTCCTTATTGTATACGTCTGTTAAGTCCCCGTTAAATGCGCGAGGCTGGGCGCTTGAAGCGGAATACGGATTAGTCCCAGTGGCATTCATATCCTGGGTAGCATTCTTCTTCATAATGGTTTTCGCGTTAATTTGTAAAAATGTGCGATATTCCCAGTTTGTTGGCATGTTTATTTGTTGACTATTCATGTAGCGTTTAATATATGCAAAGATTTTTACTATTAGGCACATAATCCAATTATTTTTCTAGAAGTGCAATTAATTCTGGTTTTTTAAGTTTATCCGCTATATTCATTAGGCCTTTATCTACCGCAATCTGACGTAGATTGGCGACCGGCATTTTTTTATAATTAGACTCAGCCGTCGAATCTAACATAAGAGACGAGCTTGCGTCAGAAAGTTGTTGTAGTGTGGGCGATATGACATCAACATCCACTGGCTCCAGAATGGTGTCTGTTAAATGTCCTGGGTTGGATTGTTCATTAATATCAATGGTGGATGCTGGTTCAATATTTATGTCAATTGTAGTGTCCTCAATTGTCATGGAGTCATTTTGGTCGGACATTTCTGGCGCAGTCAAGTCCGATGAATCTATCGCATGTTCACTTTTGATAACGCGAATCGGGTGGTCCATCATTAAACGGTCGTTTTCGCTCCCACTCTCGCTCCCACTATCAGACTCATCGTCGTCAATGTCCGAGTCTGACTCGTTATAGTCTGCTGATAGAAGAGATGCCTCGTCATCGGACACACTGATCAATGATTGTCTATCACTTCCACCAGTGGGTCCAGTGGGAACATTAGGCTGGACTCCCTCGGGAAGTCCGCCGATTCTTAATCTAAGAATGGACATTTCATTTGAAATGTGGTGTAGGTGCTGAGTAATATTACTAGAATGTTCGTTAATAATATGGCGGACATACATAACTGTGCCTCCGCATATTCCAATAACCATTATTGTGCAGATAATAAACATATTCATGGGTGTAAAATGCATGTAATATATTCAAGTGCAATATATTTATATTAAGGCTACAACGCATATCATTGAATAAATAAAAATGAACCTTAAATAATAAACTAAATATATTTATAAACCACCAATTGCCATGATTTCTATCTCTAATGCTATGTCACAGTCCTTATTTGAACGCGCATATATGTCGAATACGCCTATACATACATTTATGTTTAATGGCGGGTTATGTGAGCATGATATGTGTAAATATGCTGTTACAAATGTGTCATTTTCAAACAGTCACGTCTGTCTCACGATGCATTTAATGAATTCGACACAGAATGATATATTGATTACCCACATATCCAGAGATGATTTTACCGATGAAAAATATGACATTACAGGTGGAATTCTTACTCGCAAGCCGCAGAGTTCGTCATTCCGAAGAACCCCACCGTCGGTTCAGGCCGACAATACGAATAATATGAATACTGGTTCTCCATAGGTAGATAATGTATTACCCATGCATTTTGATTCCTAATGTGGTGTAAAATCTGCCACATGTCTGTGTTTTATTACATGATGTTGCCAATCTATTTTTACTTCTGCGCACAGCAACACTGGTTCCTCCGACTCCCGCACCTGGCGTATATTTATTCCATATGACAGTCGGTCTGTTGCATATGAGGCCGTATGCAGGATTCTTCTTGCCTCCGCCCCCCTGTTTTTTCTTATACATAAATCCATGGGCCCCGTACCAAAAATTACC